ATGAGTGAAGCCCCTCGCAAAAGTAACTATAAGCCCCGTGGAGAAGTGATAAGCAACGAGGGAAAACTACTCACGGAAGCAGGCACAAGCCCTCACATGGAGCGACAAGCGACACAAGGCAAGCTCCACAAGAGCAAAAAAGGGAAAACACGGAAAAAGAAAACAAAAAACACAAACAGCGGACAAAACCACAAAGAAAAAGCCCCGAGGAAAGTAGCGCATATTCTAAGAGAAAAAGAAAAAAAGCGAAGCGCTATCTATGTGGGAAATCCATCATGCGAGCGGCTAGGGGGTGAATTTTTGGGGTGTTGGAAGTGTTGGAAATGTTGGGAGTGTTGGAAAATCTATGATTTTTCAACACTCTCAATGTTTTCAATGCTCCAAAAAGAGGGGAACGCCGCTCAAGATACCCCCTCATTGCGAACGCAGTTCGCACCAAACACAGCGCAGGGGAGCGCACAAGTTCCACAAGGGAGAAACAGCACGGCAGGGGCGACAGCACAGTGCAGGGGAGCGCACAAGCTCCGCAGGGCGGCAAGACACGGCAAGAGCGACAGCTCAGGAACGCAGGAACGAGGGCGGCATGCTCTCAGAAGTTGCGACTTTGGCGGTCGTTGTTCTGGAAACCTATAATCATGTTGTCATTGAGCGTTGCAAGGTATGCGTTGACCTGCTCCAGCTCCTTGCGCATTTCACGGGCTTCAAACCATGTGCCTATGATCGCTACAATGATTAGAATAAATACAATTAATCCAATTATAAACCAAACCGCAAATGTTGTAAATAATGCTTCCATTACTTTTCCTCCTTGATTTTGATAACAGCCTTAGGGCTGTTTTTCTGTGTTATGTTGTATTTTCCGTTGCTTTGCTCCTTGTATCCTCTGCCGCGCTTGTCATTTGTCAATCCTGCTATATAGTCAATGCTCACATCATAAAAAAGTGCAAGTTTTATTACTCTTTCAAATGGGATTGGTCTTACGCCGTTTTCATACTTGGCATAATATGATTGCTCCGTTCCTAGTATTCTTGCTACATCTTCTTGGCTTAAATCTTTGTCCTCTCTGAGGTCTTTCAACCTTGGATAATAATTTGTACTAATTTCTGTCACTCCTTTGTTGTTACACTTTTGGTAATTTATCATAATTTAATTGCCTTAATTTTGTTTAAGTAAACAAATTATATCACAAGTGACCTTAAAAGTCTTGACAATAGGCTATATGTGACCTATAATGCTAAATGTAGGTTACATATGACCTAAGTTCAAAATAAAGGTGAGCGGATAACCTCAACCGCAGAAAGGAAAAAACATGAGAGGAATACTTATAGGAGCAATCCACAAGAAAGGCACATTTACGGACGATAACGGAAAATCAATCGACTATGACAACTTGGTTTTGCAGGTGCAGAAGCCTATAGAAAACAAACTTGCGGACGATTCAAACTTCGTTCAGGGCGTGGGCTACACTATCGCCAATGATTGCAAGTGTGCTTGGAGCGAAAGAGGAAACGTGTTCGGCAAAGATGTGTCTATGAAAGATATCGGAGAACTTGTCGGAACGGAAATCCAGTATTTCTACAACGATAAGAAGAAGCTTGAAGCGGTCATTATCTAAGGGGGCTTGAACATGACAGTATACGCACTTTATTTTTGCTTGGTGGTGGCACTTGCCCTGTTTTATTGCCTTACTCGTTGCTTTAAGGCAATTGATAAGAAAAATAAAGAAATTTCTAAACTGCAGTTCCGTGTTAAAGAACTGGAGCGACAGGCTCAGGGAATTGAGGTTGTGGGCGTTGAATGATGTCACTTCTTCACAGATTGATTTATCGTCTGTTACTACCTCTGATCAGGTTGACGAATATAATATGTCGGCTGTTATCGAAAATCAGCACACTATAATCAATAATCAAAATATTACAATTTCATATTTAGGCACTATATGCTTTTTGATAACAATATCTATCGGTATTTATCTTGTCATCAAGTTTGGCAAGTGGATATATAGCTTAATTAATTAAGAAAGGAGAATGTGTTAATGAATCCTGTTTCTACAACTGCAGAAAGTGGCAATACTCTCATAAATGTCGGTGAACTTATGACACAGTTCGCTAATTCTGCTATTCAGGGCGTTTCCGATTCTATTGTCGCTCTTATTCCTGTGATAACTCTGACAACTGTAATCGGTATTGCTATCCGTATGTTCAAAAAGTACGTAAAGGCGTAAGCCTGACAGCAACGAGGGCAGTTCATTCAGTGAACTGCCCTTTTATTATGCAAATTTTTAAGGGGGAATTATGATAAATAGAAAACTTAAAGCAACGCTTTCATTAGTGCTTGCCCTTATCGTGATGTGTTCGGCTTGTGTGGTGCCTGTGTTTGCTTCTTCTGATGATGTAATGGACGTTATTTCAGAACAAGCTCATATTCTTAAAGTTGTATCTACTATGGTGGATAGAGTAAAAGCACAAGGTGGTACATTAGACGATAAGAATTATATAGCATATTGGTATGCACCGAACGAGTATGGTATTATTATTACTCTTATTTCGTTTCCTACAGATACTATTAGTGCAACTAATGGCAAATTTAATATATCTCGGTTTTCTCCTGAAATATATTGTTATTATGATAAATGGGACTATACTTCTTGGGATGATGATCGGTATACTATTTCTACTTCATCGTCACAATCTCCTACTTTCTTTGATTCTACACAGGAAATTTATTTAAATGAAAATAGTTCTGCTGGTGCTTGGCACATTATTGACACTAATATTACTATTACAAATGACGGCGAAAAATTAGAGTATTCAGGCAATAAACCATATAAGGCTTCTATTACTTATGATGAAGATAGCAAAAAATTTTTGTTTGATTTTGAACCGAAAAAAGATAATGATATATACAACGTAAACATTGCCGTATCTAATCAATCAGAATGGGATTATCCTAACTCTGACGGCTGGTACTATCTCCCTATGGACACTTCGGGAGATTTCACAAAAGAAAACCCTTTGCATGGCTCAATCCCTCTGAATGTTATGCGTGACGGCATTATGCGGTATAACAGCAACAAAGATATTGAAAATACGGGCAAGCTTTATTTCTTCCTTATAGCGGCTAAGGGCAAGGGTGATGAAGCGTTATATAAGGATAGATTTTGCGCCGCAAGTTATGAATACAGCCTTGTTGATACTGTAGATAGTCACAAGAAAGAGCCTTTTGATGAAAAGAAAGATTATGAAGATTTTCCGTCTTTGTCTGATTATATAGATACTGATTTCCCTGATATAAGAGATTACGTTAACTTTGATATGTTTCATGACTTGGACGGCATAGCAGACTTTGTAAAAGCGGTTGTTGAATTTCTGTGGAACGCTTTCACAGGCTTCTTCCGTTGGCTCTGGGCGGCTCTAAAATTTGTATTCTTCAACTTCTTAGGCATTTTTGAGTGGCTCGGCAAGTGTTTGTGGACTATTGTTAAAAATATCGGCATTGCACTGTATAATCTCGTGGTCGACTTGAAGAAGCTCGTGACCTATCTTTTTGTACCTAACTCAAAAGATTTGAATGTGGCTATAGAAAGCAAGTTTCCTGCTTATGCAAAGTTGAGAAAAGCTTTTCAGCAGGGTAAGCAATCATCATCAAATTCAGTTACGTTTACACTTTTCGGAAAGGACTTTGATTTTAATATGAACTCCGCTCCGAACGAGCTTAAGAGTGCGCTGTTCAATGCTTCAACTATAGCAATGTACGCTATCTGTATCTATGCGACAATTAAGGCTTTGTTCCGTTGCTTTGGAATACAGCTTCATGAATCAAGTGAAAGTGAGGGAGAATAATGATAACTGCGAAAATAGTAGAGCTGTTCTTTAGTCTGCCGTTCTTTAAGTCATTCTCAATAAGTGATGAAGCTTATTCGGCTCTTAGGGATATGATTTCTTTTCTGTATCAGCTTGACCAATTCTTAAATCTTGAATTGATGTTTGAGAGCATTTTCTTTGTTCTCGGACTTCTACTTGTATCTGCACTTGTGAACTTTGTAAGGGGGCTTTTATAATGTGGTCGGCATTTGCTAATATCAATTGGAAAGCTATGCTTATACCTCTCGCCTTGGGGAGCGTTGTGGTGGGTGTTATCGTACTTCTTATGCTGTTTGGTACGCCTGTGCTTCATGCGTTTCCTCTATCGGTAAAGGACACTTTCAAGACTATTAGAAAACGGCTTAAAGGTGAAGAAGTTCCGTTCAATATGTATGGGCTATATCTCTATAACGGCTTAGGCGGTCGAGGTAAAACTATAAGCATGGTGAAACGTGCGCAAGAGGTCAAGAGTAGATTCCCGAAAGTGCTTATCTGTGCTAATTTTCATACGGAAGTGGCTGACAGATTTTTTGATTGTTGGGAAGATATCTTGAACGTTGAGAATATTGACGAAAACGGCGTTAATCAAGGCGTGCTGTTTCTGTTTGATGAAATGCACCTGACTCTTAATTCTCAATCATGGAAAGATGCTCCGGACGAGCTTCTCGAATATATCTCACTGCAACGGCATTTACACAAGTGTATATGGGGGTCGGCTCAGGAGTGGAAAAGGTGTACAAAAATAATTCGTGAGCAGGTCAATTATATCATAGATTGTAAGGCGTATTTCAATTCACGCCTTATCGTTAATAAATGCTATACAAAAGAAAATTATCTCATTAATGGAGAGCAGGGCAGTGCAGGAACGAGAAAACGTCCGAAAGAATGGAAAGAAACATTTTGCGCCACTGATGAATTAAGGTCGCTTTATGACACGGAAGAAATCGTTAAGGGGCTGAAAATCGGGCGCACAAGTGAGCAAGAGAAAATAGCAAGCAGAATTTTAAAAGCTATGCAAGATTGNNNTCCTGCGTGCGCCGTGGCGAACAGCTTGCAAGCTTAGAAATTTGCGGTTATATACTTGATAATAACCGCAAATTTCCGTCAAAAACTAAAATGGCGGTGGGAAAATGGCAAATTTTTATGATTTACCCCCTGAGGTCGTTTTAAAAAATACTAAAACAAAAATCTACGCTGACGGCTCTTCGACAACAACTTATTGCAACAATTACATATTCGTTGACAAAAACCTTGAAGAATATCAGCAAAATCAAGAAATATTACAGCTTAAACGAAAATGGGAGAAATTTGAGAAATCTCAGCAGGAAGAAGATACTCAAACAGATATGTTTGATATAATCAAAAAACCTGCAAAGGTTTCAAAAGAGGAAAGAGGGGAACGGACGGATATATTAAAGCGTGCAAAAGACAAGGTCTTTGATATAGCCTTTTCAAATGAGTGGGCGTATTTTCTCACTATTACTTTCAATGGTAGTGAATACGATTTTTCTAATGCTGATTTTGTTAAGAAAAAACTTAGGCGGTGGCTTGAAAATCAGGTCAAGCGGAAAGATATGAAATACTTGCTCATTCCTGAAAGGCATAAGAACGGCGGTATACATTGCCACGCTCTTATCAATGATTGCTTTGATATGGTCGATTCAGGCACAAGGCTTGTAACTGGATATAACAAACCTGTGACATTAAAGACCATAGAGGAAAAGAACTTGCACGTTAGAAACGTTGTGTATAATATCCCTGAATGGAAATACGGCTTTTCCACGGCTATTCCTGTGGAAAATAATTCGGCGGCTCTTGCGTTCTATATCACAAAATATATAACAAAGGGCAATAATAAGATATTCGGCAAGTATTATTGGAGTAGTCGGAATTGTAATCGTGATCCTCAGATTATATACAGTAATACCGATTTTGATAGCGTTTCAAAGTCGGCTATCACAAAACCTTATACCTCTAATCAGTATAAATACAATACAAATGTAAATATTATTCCGAACTTTGAAGAAGTTTCAGCTAGGTTTGATAATATTGCAGATTTCCTTGATTATATTTACTCTGACGAATACCGCAAGGAATATGATGATTATTTTGAAAGGAGTGAACTAAATGAATGATGAAATGCTTATTGCTTTTCAACGTTTTCTATCTGATACTTGCAGGATTAGTTATAATCATTATTTGTCATTGTCTGAAAACGTTCAGCAACAAATACTTGAAAGCTTTTATAATAACGATTGCAATTCTGATATTGTTAGGGCTTTACGTAATACTTCGCCTGCAACTGAATCAAAAAGTTTCCTTGAATATCTCCGCAAGCACAGACTTTCAAGAGCCGTCTTTCATCAGCTTGATAACGTGACAAAGGTAAAAATCTATAATAACTATCATCAGGAAAGGACCTTGGCAAAATGATAATGAGCATTGAAAACATTGACACGGATAAAATTTTGTTCTGTGACTATATCATAGTATGGAATAATGAAACGTGTTACAGAAAATCTCCGTCAACTTATGATGGCTATGTAGGTATCATAACAAAATACCTTTACCCTTATTTCAAGAGCAAAGGACTTAGACTTGTTGATGTCAAGCCTATGCACATAGAGGGCTATCAAAGGCACATACTGCATGATACAAGGCTTTCTGTGAATACGCTCCGTAAACATCATGAAGTCATGCGTGCGTGTCTGAATTACGCATATAAGAACGATTTTATAAGCAAAAATCCTTACACGGCTTTTTCACTTCCTCGAAAGGTGGAAAATGAAATGTCATATTATACAGAAGAACAGCTCTTGAAGCTCCTTCGTGTAGCTTATGGTACTCAGATAGAAAGCTTTGTGTATCTCGCTGTGTGGTTTGGACTTCGCAAGTCTGAGATACTCGGTTTGCGGTGGGAGAATGTTGACTTTATCGGGCGTTGTCTTTATATCCGTGAAACAAGAACTAGGATAAAAGACTATAAGTCCGGACACTGGGTCGAAAGTCAAAACAAGAGAATGAAAACAGTAAAATCACGCCGTGAGTTTCCTCTTAGTGATGAACAACTTGACTACTTGCATAAGCTTTATAGCAGACAAGCTCCACTGTGCAAGGCAAGGAATTATGTGTGCGTGAACGCTGAGGGTGTACCGCTTCACTATGATTATGTACTGCACGCCTTTCAAGACTTGCTCCGCAAGAACGATTTGCCTAAAATTCGCATACATGACCTTAGACACAGCAATGCAACGCTTATGCTTAACAGCGGTTTCAGTATGAAAGAGGTTTCGGAGTGGCTCGGTCACAGTACATACAAGCTTACGGCTGATACATATACTCATGTATCGGCTGAGAATAAAGCTCAGATGTCGAAAACGATAGGCTATAAGCTTTCACCTTATAAGGGTGATAACTTATGAGTGTAGCACTTACGGCTTATTCAGGGGTGTTTCTGCTTTATGTGAGCTATGATCTTGAAATGATTATTGAGAATTTTGAAAGGAATGTTGAAAATGAAAGAGTTTAATTTTTGGTGCAAGGAAAATACTGATTTCGGTAAGTGTGATAATAAGAAATGCGGTTTTTTTGAGTGCGGCTGTTATGGTTACTGTGATGAATGTGTTTATCATTTTATGGATTCAACTGTTTGTGAAAATTGTTCCGCCCCTCAATTTATGAGAGATTATGCAAAACAGCAGGAAAATGATTAATAAAAAAAATGCAGGAAGATATTAATCATCTTCCTGCATTATTTTTTCAAACTTTATATCGTCTTCAAGCAACTCCAGTATTAGAGCGTTCAGACTCTTTCCTTTTTTCTCTGCATGAGCTTTGTATATGTCCCTTTTTCCTTTAGGCATTCTTAATGATACTTGGTCATATGCTTTTGAAATATATTTGCTTGTAGCTTTTTGTTGTGCCTTGCTTATCATTTTATCACCTCTTTGGATTATATTATATCATATTTTTATAATGCTATCAATATACAATTTCAATATATATTGCTAGCAAAATTTGTGCAATTTATCTATTGATATAATGCTAGCAATATGTTATAATATATATAGTGAAAGAGATAAAGGTAACTTTCACAGCGGAGGAAATTGAAAGGAGTGAGGATAATGCAGAACATGCCTACAGCTACAGAACTTGCGATAAAGTATGCAAAGCGTGAACAGCTTAGAATTATAATAGACAAGGCTCAGAATATTCATGCTGATTGCGAATATGAGGCTTTATCAAAGCTGATTAACGAACTCAAACAAATGCTTGAAGAAGCATAAAAAAATGTAGTCGGCAATCCGTCAAAATACACCGACTACATATTCACACACAAACTCGGATAACCTCCGCTTTGTAAATCCGAGTATAACACAAATTTTACTAAATGTCAAGTTGAAAGGATTGTTGAAAATGACTATTTCAAACTACTATGTTCGTGAGTATCTTCACCTTTATCATGAATATCGTAAGGTAATTAATATATTTGATGCTTTTCTTTTGTATGGGAAAATAGAATACACTCTCGGTGAGTTGCGGAGAGATTTTTCACTTGACTATCAATTTCACTGTGCCCTTCATGATAGGCTCTTTAATCTTTCCTGTCGTACTTGCGGAAAGTTCGGCAAACTTAATTCTCAGAATGATTTCTGATTATTATTCGTGTAAATAAAATAAAGAGAAGCCTTTTTTTCAAGACTTCTCTTTGCTGGTTGCGGGAGCTGGATTTGAACCAACGACCTTCGGGTTATGAGCCCGACGAGCTACCGAACTGCTCCATCCCGCGATATTTTTTGTGCTCTCTCTTGAGTGCTTATTCATTATATCACAAATGAATGTGAATGTCAATACCTTTTTTGCAATTTTTTTATTTTGATTGAAAACTCTTGACTATTGTATCCAAATCGGGTATAATATATACGATATCGGGGTGTGGCGCAGATTGGTAGCGCGCTACCTTGGGGTGGTAGAGGTCGTCGGTTCAAATCCGGTCACTCCGACCAATATGTAAAAAACGGCTTTCCGCTATTGTGGAAAGCCGTTTTTTTAGTTGAATAGTGCTAAAGATTTTCAAGTGCAATAATTTTTTCATGTAATTCAGAAGCAAAGTTTTCAAGAGCAGACTTCGTCCAAATTAAAGACGATGATTTTCTTTTGATTAAACCAAGAGTATAGCTATAAGCCGATTTATAAATATCATATTCAGATATAGCAGTAAGATTAATCAAGCCTTTTTCATAGTACGAATCCATTGCAAACATAAGCTGAAAGCATATCCTACTTAGCATTTCTTCTCTTTCGTTTGCAATAACATCATTAGCGTTGTTTTCTAAAATAAGACATTCCTTTACCCATTTTGCATTATAAACACGATACGCAAAAGCAAGAATATAATAATTATCAATAGTTTCAAGTTTATCCATTTCAATTAACCTTTCAACCACAAGTAAATATTAATCATCATAACAAGGTACAGAACAATTATCACAAACAGGAGAATCAGTAAGATAAAATATACATTCCTCACAGTGGGCATAACAGCAACATTTATCATAATCGCATAACTTATTGGCACATTCGCCATGGTCGGTATTTTCTTTACACCAAAAATTAAACTCTTTCATTTTAAAAACTCCTTTATTATTCAAATTTGAGATTATTCACAGCTTTGCACATTTGGTTGAAATTGCTATGTACATAACGCTGGGTAGTTGTTATATCAACGTGTCCGAGCAATGCTCTGAGAGTTTCGATATCTGCACCACACTGAATAAGATACGTTGCATAGCTATGTCTAAGCTTGTGCGGGGTGAGATACTGTAAATCAGGGTACTTTGTTTTCTGTTGTTCATAGAACGCTCTGTAAAGCCTGTTATAACGTCTAAGGGATATAACTGTATGAGTTATAGGCGAAACGAACAGAAAGCCGTTTGAGACGTCCTGAGAGCGTATCTGATTAAGAATAGCTATTGCATTACTATGCAAGGGGATAAGCCTATCACGGCGAGATTTTGTGGTCTGTACAATCCTATCACCGCATGAAGTATGTACGAGTGTCTGACAGACTTTAAGATATCTATTATCAAGGTCAATGTTATCCCAACTAAGGGCGAGAAGTTCACCACGGCGGAGACCTGTCCACAAGTCAAGCTGAAACATTCTGCAAACTCTACTATCATCATCAAAAAGGTGTACGAGATTATCGGGGCTGAAATATTCAGCTTCTTTTTTTATACGTTTTGGAGGTTTAACATAGTCGCAAGGGTTTTTGTCACAATAACCATTAACTATAGCTTCACGGAATACACGTTTAAGTAAGAAATATGAACGTCTTTGGCGGTCATTACTGTAAGATAGGGTGGATTTAAGACAATTCTGAATATCAATAGGCTTTACGCTCAGAAGCTCCATATCGGCTATATAACCGAAGTGTTTTTGATTTATATAGTAATAGTCCTTATAGCAATCATAGGCTATCACATCAACGCAGTATGCGTTATAGAACATCTCAAACCATTCTTTAAAAATCATAGGACATCATCATTTCCATTCTCTTTAAGATATTGAAGTATATCATTGCAGTTCTTTTCGACCAGACTTGAAAAGGTGAAACTGCTTTCATACTGAAAACAGACATTAGCACGAGGGGGGGAGACTATCGGCAAATCATCTTTGAAATCTGAATTGCAATAGATCTCTTTAGTTTTGCGGACTATGTTCTTGCTACTCCAGAAGAATTTACCGAAGATTTTTTTTACGTCCTTAGTTATGTACTTTGTGACGTAAAAAGCTAGATTAGACATCTGTCCGTAAGTCTGAATAGCTGTTGAGAAACCATAGCGCCAATCAGACACGTTATATACAACAGGCAAATCAGATATATCACAGCCGAGCTTATCACATATATGCAGGCGCTTTATAGTATCTATTTTAAGGGGCTTGTCATGACCCTTAACAAGACGTGTACCACTATCAACGAACTTAAAGTCACAATCGTTTATAAGAGCGTGGCAATGTATACCGCCTTTTTTGTGATACTCAGGAACTAAGATATATTTAAGCCCTTTTCTACTAACTGCATTTTCAAGCCATTTTTTCAAAGGCTTTATGACTTCTTTAGGGTTTGTACGGTCAAGGTTATCACCATTAAAGGTAATAGTAAGGAAGTATTTCCAATCATTTTGATAAACTATATCAAAGATACTTTGCTTTGCTCTTTGAACACTATCAGAACGAACTTCACCGCATTGTGACTGCTTATCTTTAAACTTACGAGTATCAAGCATATCAAGCATTATGTTTCCGTTTTCGTCCTCATACTCAAAATAACATATGTAATTTTCACGAGCCGTTTTAAGTTGCTCTTGTCTTGAACGTTCGTCAATACTATGCTCATGCTTGCAGTGATACTCAAATGCAGGGTCTTTAAAAATGTGTCGGTCAGAACGTGTTATAGTGTAACTGCCGTCACGATATTCCTTTATCTTTGTATTGCACTTGACCTCTTTAGAGGACGTTTTTAGGGGCATTTATATCAACTCCCATTTATTAGGTGAGTGCTTTTTGTGGCTAATATCAAGTAATAGCCACACGCACCGCAGGGCGGCGCAAGCGCTCGCCCCTGCGGTCGCTCGTGGCTATACGCCACGCCTTTTTCGCAAGCTTCTGCTTGTCTTTCTATCGTGCATTATGTCACTTGTGACATCTACTCCACGATTAGCAAGTATTTCCGTGTCGCTGATATACTCCTTATCAAGCATATTATCTACAAGCTGAGAAGTATCATATAGTTGTCGGCTCTGATTAGTCTGCAAATACAAACGGCTGTAAAGCTTTTTCGGCATATATGACTTATTCTCCGTATACGCTTCATACTCGTCTATATCATAGGTTTTGACCTTTATAAGACGTGTATAAGGGTGATGAAATGTAGCACGGCACGTTGACACTGTAGCCGTTATATCACGTATCTGCTTATCAAGCAGATTAAAGCGTTGAACTGTAGCAAGTATCATCATTTTGCGCTTTCTGCACTGGCAGAGGTGTTGAAAAAGCGGTTTAGGAACAGCTCTTTTACCACCTGAGAAATCACGAGAATTAAAGATAGTGCCTATCTCATCAATTACAACTATACAATTCTTAGGAGCGTGCAGAATATCTTGTGCGGAATTAAGCTTGTATATATTCGTCCACTCAGGGAAGTTTTGAAGATTGATATTTGTAAGTATAGACAACTGAGGATAACGCACGCAATAGTTATATGCTATCTGAGCGAGGATTGACGTTTTACCGGTGCCGAATTTACCGGTATAGAGGTGTATGCCCCAACCTTGAAAGATAGCGGAGTTGTTGAAGTATGCACCGAAAAGGTGGTCATAAACCTCATAGGTGATAAAGGGCGGTATTTGTTTTAAATAGTCAAATATAATCATAGAAAATCACCTACACAGCACTTGCACAACGTGTCATGCGTATCATCACATTATAGAAGAACTTGCAGAAGATACAGAGCATAACCACAGCGAATATAAATGCCATGCCGAGGAGCAAAGCATCATATCTATTCATGACTTCTTGCGAGAGATCACAGCCCATTGACTTCAAAAGCTGAAAAAATGGATTATTTTCATCAAACACTATGTGTACTTTCATTATCGTTCACCTCACTATCATTAGTTTCAACCGCAGGAACGGCTTTAATTTCAACATCTTCACCGAACATCAAAAACTCAATAAGCTGTTTTCTGTTTCCGCTGAACTCATGTTCAGCTTTAAAGTTTCTAAGGTCAGTGAAGAAACCTATAACACCGCTTATAGTACAAACCATAAAGCAGACAACGAGTATAAACAAAACCAAGTTAAGCATTTTTCTACCTCCTAATGAGCCATACAAGAGAAAGGACCATAAGAGCAACGAGGACAACTAAAACAATATTTACTAACATAATAAACCTACTTTCTAAGCATAAAATATAATAACGTCAAGCTGATTGATAAAAGCATACCGCCTATAATAGCCGAACCGAGAGTAAAGCTGTATTTCCCAAATGGAAACGTATAAGACATACAGTTCATCAGGAATTTAAAAACTAATTCAATACCATGTATTATATCCATAATTCACCTCACGTAGGTAAAACAAGCTTGATAAGCGCAATAGCTAAGAACAGCACAAACCATGCAGAGAACACAGCATAAAACCATGACGGCAAACAGGAAAGAGCAGCGGTGAGAAAGTCCCAATATGTACCCGTTGTACTGAATATAGATTTTATATCCGTGAAATCAACAGAGCCGAAATTAGCATTGATTTTCTTTTTATCAAGATACTTGTTATAATCATCAGGTTGCATATATGAACCATCATTTATAACACCGTCTGAACCTTTGGCAAGGTCAACGTCAGTGACCTTTGACGGCGGTATATTACACAAGTCTTTGAGCTTTGTAGTCGAGGGGTTGTAAGTGTTTCCGTCCTTATCCTTGTAAACTTTAGGAACATAATCAGGGAACTTTTCATAAGAAAATGGGTCGGAGATAACAGAATAAACACGATAAGCCTTAAATGTTTCGGGCTTGCCTGTTTCTTCATCAACGGACTTTACAAAATCATCAATCTTCTCACACGTCTTAAGGTTTGTAAAATCTTCTTGATAGGCATATGAACCAAGCCAAGTTGAAGATGTTGTGTCCTCAGTTTTTTCACCATTCTGAGGAGTAACATGACCGTTATTCTTTACAAATACACCGATAACATTAACATAAAGCTTGCTATCATCAGTAAGACCATGTGTTTTATAATCAATAGAAGTGAGGTCAAAAGATACAGTAATCTTGCCGTCACGAGGAATAGTATAAATAGGAGTTCTACCTTGATATAATGTTAAATACGGCTCAAAAGTATCAACAGTATCATTACTGTTCAGATCGTCAGAAGCAGAGCCGTCAGACTTGATTTTTTCATCATCTTGACCCTTGTAGTAATTGCCGTCATGGTTCATTGCATAAAGCACAACATCTTCATCAAAGAAACGTTGTAGATCATCACCAGCGTTAAGAAGATTTTTTGAAAGACAACATAAAACGGCATAAGTGCCAGAGCCGTAAGCTTTTCCTAAGTCTTTTTCATTGAACGTTTTTAAAAACTCAGGTGTAAGCTTTATATCAAGGTTAATATTATTATTTTCAGCCGAAACAAGTCCATTTTCATCAGCATTAGCACCGCCTTTTGACGGATAATAAATTTTATTCTGCATATTCAATGAAAGTTCAGGTGTATATGTAACAGTAAACGGAGCAGGAACAGCATTAGGGTCAGGGGGTTCTAACTCGTTTTCTAAATCATCAAAATCATATACTTTTGTATGAAAATAAACTTTAACTGTTGATTGAACATAGTCATTAAGACTAATTAATGCACGACATTCAGGTTTTGAAAAGCCACTAGGTTTTGTAACATTCCAACCGCCATAACCAACAGATTGGATTTTATTATCAGATGAATCAAATTGGAATAATAAACGTTGTGAATCATAATCAAAATTAGAACCAAATAAAAATTGATTATTTGTAAAGCTATAATATGCAATAGCGGTAGGGTCAAAATAAAGAATATTAGTTTCTGATGTGCCGTCAGATTTTTTACCATAAACAGCAATATAATTATCAGTTTTAGAGATAGTTGAAGAAAAATTATTATAAACATCAGTAAAATGCGGAATATCAGAAGATTTACTAACAATATTCCATTTAACGCTTGACAGGTCATTTTTAGTTACTGTATCATCAGCAAATGCAGGAACGGCACAACATATCATCACAACAAGTGCAGAGAACATACACAACACTTGCTTAATCTTTTTTCTCAATTTATCAACTTCCTTTCAAAAAAATTAAGCGGAGCAATTTGAATTACTCCGCTTATGTAAATGGTTTTGCTTATACAGCGTGTCTGAACTTTGCGAAAAGTCCTGCACCTGAGCCGAGAAGAGACAGACCTACAAGAATTGCAATAGGTACGTTGCTTGTCATAGCGTCCCAACAAGAACCAAAAACAGTAACGGCATTACTAAGCATTGTTGTTACAGCTTCCATTATTAGCAAAACTCCTTTCTTATTAAATTTTTTATAACAGCGGTTTCACCGCTAATTATTTTGTGTTGCGGTGAAGTGTTCCGTCTGCATTGATTACGGTGATATCAACAAGCTGAGAACGTCCGTTGAATATCTGATAGTTCAGCATTACATCACAGCCGAGAAGTTTATTGAAATCCTCAGAATTTCCGTTAAGTCTGATTGCGTTTTCGGTCGGTATTTTCAGAGTATCGACCATTTTACCATGACAGTCAGGGTTATCAACTTCCTGCAAAAGCTGAAAGACTACCTTTTCGGGGCTGTTTATCTGCTTGCCCTCTATTACTCCGTTAAATGCTTTCTTTTTTGTCCAACCTACAATAGTTGTTTTCATGTTTTTTTCCTTTCTGAGGTTTTTCGGCTTTTCCTCGTGCCTTTTCCTTTGTGTTTCTTTTTCGTGTCCCTTTTGCCCCTGCTAGCGCTGGGGCGGAACGGCAAGCGACTTCATTCGCTTTGCTCATGAATTCCATTGCCTATTTTTTTAACTTAAATTTCTTTTCGCTTTGCTCAAATAAATTTAATTTAAAAAAATTCCATGGGACACTTACGATTATCAAATGATTTGCGATAATAAACATAAGATAAACAGATGCTCACCCGGTGGCTTCTTTAGTGCCAAAACTCTAAGAAAGTTTCATAGAGTGCTACCTATTATGCTCACGTTCACGGCTACTACCTACCATTCGAGACTTTTCCGTTTCAGGCTGTCGTCATTCACCGATTTAATCGTAGTTATCTTTATGTTCAATTAATCACTTTAAATCATATGTGATTTAACAATATCATTATAAATCATATATGATTTAATGTCAACACTTTTAAACCATATATGATATAATTTTGTGAGAATAACCAATAAAGAGGTGATAAAATTATAAATAATTACTATTTTCCACGATTAAAAGATTTGCGAGAAGATAAAGACCTAAATCAAGCAGACGTAGCAAAAATAATAGGAACAACACAACAGTACTACGGACAGTATGAAGCAGGGAAAAGACCAATACCATTTGATAGAATTATAACATTAGCAAAATATTATAATGTTAGTATAGATTACATTGCAGGATTAACCAATGATAAGGGCGGATTACATAACAATAGCAAATACAACATCACACAACAAAACAACAATAGTGCTGTTATAAAAATTAAGGAGAAATAAATGTTTGGTTTAGATAAGACTTTAGCATATATACTTATAGGACGAATTATCATAGATGCGTTAATCTTTTTGCTTATTATTTATCTAATCTGCAAATTTCTTGACCTTTGCAAAACTGTTAATGAACTTTCAAAGAGGAACAAGGAGCAGGCGGAACTATTGAAACAGCAAAATGAAACGCTTGTGAAAATAGGACAGATAATGATAAAAATTAATAAGGATAAAGAGGAGTAATCATGCTAGAGGAATTATTTCAAAATGCTGAAACAGCGACGGCTATAATTATAGGGTTGAATATAATTTGGATAGTTATTGTTATTGCCCTGATTATTTGTGTTTTCAACATATCCATAAGACAATCACATCAGGACAGAGGACAAGACACCATAATAAAGCTACTGCAAAACATCTCCGACCAACAAGAGGACATACTTGACGAGCTGAAATACCTCAATGACAGCAATGACATAGACCGACAGGAGCAAGAGGACTACACAGAGCCGAATGACTATCAAGACTTATGAGTGTCGCCTATCGGCGAGAATACAAAATGCAGACCACTACGGATTAAAGTTGAGAAGCGGTGCTTGCTTGTCACTCCGATATAACACAATCAGAACAAAGGGAACGCACAGACTTACGACAGTGTGCAGACCTGCACCCCAGAGGTGGGCACGTGGCGATGTCACACAAAGTTTTTCACTGCGTTCAAAACTTTGGCGACCGCCACTCAGGCAGGGGGCAGGCAGGGCGCACAGCACAGCTTTATGCGCCCTGCACCCTCAAAATTTCATGCTTCGGGCATAAAAAAACACCCTACGCACTTCGTGCGTGGGCTTGCGTGGGCTTGGGGTGGTAGAGGTCGCCTGTTCAAATCAGGTCACTCCGACCAATATGTAAAAACGGCTTTCCGCTATTGTGGAGAGCCATTTTTTAGTTGTCGAAATATTCTAACACAAAAAAAGCTCCGACGGCAAATCGGAGCTTTTGGTTTTATATTACATCTTCGCAAGCTTTGCAAATTCAGCTTTCAGTGCAGGATAGATCTCTGTGTAAAGCTTGTAGTATTTCTCATATTCAGGTACTCGCTCTGCTTCAGGCTGCTGTACCTTGTCGGTCTTTACTACTGCCTTACAAGCTTCCGGTACTGATGAGTAAATGCCTGCGCCTGTTGCTGCAAGAAGTGCTACGCCAAGGGCTGGACCTTCTTTCGATGAAGCTGTTTTTACAGGGCAGTTGTAAAGATCTGCGAGCATTGATCTCCACAGCGGTGAACTTCCGCCGCCTCCGCATGCCATCATGTCGGATACGTTGATATCCATTTCTCTGAATACCTCAACGCAATCTCTCAGGGAGTATGATACGCCCTCCATTACTGCTCTCAGCATATCACGCTTTGTGTGCATTGCGGAAAGTCCAAAGAATACTCCTCTTGCGTCAGGGTCAAGATGCGGTGTTCTTTCGCCCATGAGATACGGCAGATAGAGAAGTCTGTTTGCACCAACAGGCACTTTCTCTGCTTCCTTATCCATGAGATAATATTCGTCAACACCCATGCACTTTGCTGTTTCTTTCTCTGCATTGCAGAAATTATCCCTAAACCATTTCAGCGAAAGTCCTGCGCCTTGTGTAACACCCATAACGTGCCATGCGTTCGGCACTGCTGCACAGCAGGTGTGAACTCTGCCCTTTGGGTCGATAGAGATAGAAGAAGTGTGTGCGAATACAACGCCTGATGTTCCGATAGTTGTGAACGCCTTACCGTCCTCTGCAACGCCTGTTCCGATAGCCGCAGCGGCATTGTCGCCTGCTCCGCCTACTACTATAGTACCCTCTTTAAGTCCTGTAAGCTCAGCCATATTCTTTGTGACCTTGCCTGTTACCTCACATGACTCGTAAACCTTGCCCAGCATTGACATATCAATGCCAAGCGTATCGCAGACTTCCTTTGACCAGCAGCGGTTTGGCACGTCAAGAAGCTGCATACCGCTTGCGTCGGAAACCTCTGTTGCATATTCGCCTGTGAGGATAAATCTCAGATAGTCCTTTGGCAGAAGAATGTGTCTGCACTTTTCATATATATCAGGCTCATTGTTCTTTACCCAAAGGATTTTTGCAGCCGTCCAGCCTGTGAGGGCAGGGTTTGCTGTTATCTTGATGAGCTTTTCTCTGCCTAGCTTTTCGTTCATTTCTTCAACTTCTGCGGCAGTTCTCTGATCGCACCATATTATGGACTTCCTAAGCACGTTGTCGTCCTTGTCGAGCATAACAAGTCCGTGCATCTGACCTGAGATACCAACACCTGCAACGTCCTCTTTATTTACGCCGCTTTTGGTCATAACAGCCTTGATAGTGTTTATCATTGCGTTTGCCCAGTCAGCAGGGTCTTGCTCTGCATAGCCGTTTTTAGGCTGATACATAGGATATTCAATAGTTACAGAAGAGATAACAGTGCCCTTTTCGTCAAAAAGCACCGTCTTAGTGCCGCTTGTGCCGCAGTCTACGCCGATTACATAAGCCATATTTTTTTACTCCTTTATAATATGTATAGTATCATTTGTGCTCATTAAAACGATTACATTAATTATACAATATTTCTCTCTGAAATGCAATACCCATAAAACGTTTTCGCAAAATTTATCTGCACATAAAAACAGGACGGTGGGGCTACCGTCCTATAAGTTTGTTGAAAGACCTGGCGAACTTGTTGGCGGGACGTCGTGTCTGCGTTATTGGCAGGGTACGGTCTTATACCGCCATTTTAAGTCTAGTCTGCTTTCTCAAGCACAAAGAATGTGCTGTTGTTTTCGCTTTTCATTTCCTTTATAGCCCAGCCTGCCGCGATCAGACTGTTGAGCTTTTCAACTCGCTGAAATCTGTCCATATCCGGGGCTTTTCCATCATGGGCTTTGTCCTCATTTCTTGAAACATAAAATATCTTTTGCATATATATCCTCTTTCCCTGAGAGTGACAATTGTTCCCCGATTATTATACAACTGTCGCATTTTCTTGATTACATTATACTACACATATATGGAGATTTCAAGGAATACCAAAAATTTTAACCTCTTTTTAACGCTTTAGTATTATTCTGATTTTTCATGCTTTTCAGTGCTTATTATACATAACGGCATAGGTAAGGTGAAAAAATGCACGTTTTCAGGGCTGCTTTATGTGCTGATATGTACAAAAACTTATGACGAGTGAGTATTTTTATATGACAGCCCTTGACTTTTTTTTATAAAAGGCATATAATAATATTATTAATTTATATATTTATAGTCTTTATAAATAATGAAACTAAGAAACTAATTTATATGGAGGGTTTAACAATGGGTAGAGTATATAACTTCAGCGCAGGTCCTGCTGTACTCCCTGAGGAAGTGCTTAAGGAAGCTGCCGATGAAATGCTCGATTATAAGGGCACAGGTATGAGCGTAATGGAGATGAGCCACCGTTCCAAGGCGTTCGATGACATCATCAAGGAAGCTGAAAAGGACATCAGAGATCTTATGGGTATCCCTGATAACTATAAAGTGCTGTTCCTTCAGGGCGGTGCTTCTCAGCAGTTCTCAGCCGTTCCTATGAACCTTATGAAGAACAAGAAAGCGGCTTACATAATCACAGGTCAGTGGGCTAAGAAGGCTTATCAGGAGGCTCAGAAATACGGCGAGGCTGTTGCTGTGGCTTCTTCTGCTGACAAGACTTTCTCTTATATCCCTGATTGTTCAGATCTGGATATCCCAGAGGACGCTGACTATGTTTATATCTGCGAAAACAATACTATCTATGGTACAAAGTACAAGACTCTGCCTAACACAAAGGGTCACACACTTGTTGCAGACGTTTCTTCCTGCTTCCTGTCTGAGCCTGTTGACGTAACAAAGTACGGCGTTATTTACGGTGGCGTTCAGAAGAACGTTGGTCCTGCCGGCGTTGTTATTGCTATCATCAGAGAAGATCTTATCACTGACGATGTTCTCGAGGGAACACCTACGATGCTCAAGTGGAAAACTCAGGCTGACGCTGACTCTCTTTACAATACACCTCCTTGCTATGGCATTTACATCTGCGGCAAGGTATTCAAGTGGATAAAGAAAATGGGCGGTCTTGAGGCTATGAAGGCTCACAACGAGAAGAAGGCTAAGATACTCTATGATTATCTTGACCAGAGCAAGCTCTTCAAGGGCACTGTTGTTCCTGAGGACAGATCTCTTATGAACGTTCCATTCGTAACAGGCGACGCTGAGCTTGACAAGAAGTTCGTTGCTGAGGCTACAGCAGCAGGCTTTGTAAACCTCAAGGGTCACAGAACTGTTGGCGGTATGAGAGCTTCTATCTACAACGCAATGCCTATCGAGGGCGTTGAAAAGCTTGTTGAGTTCATGAAGAAGTTCGAGGCTGAGAACGCATAAGCGTAACCTTATTATAAGAGAGGGTAATTTACAATGTATGAGATAAAGACATTAAATAAGATCGCTACCTGCGGTACTGATATTTTTGACAAGGCTAAGTACACAGTAAGCGACAATGCTGAAAATCCTACTGCTATAATGGTACGTTCAGCAAAGATGCACGATATGGAAATGCCTGAGAGCCTGCTTGCTATTGCAAGAGCAGGTGCTGGCGTAAACAATATTCCAGTTGAGAAGTGCGCAGAGCAGGGAATCGTTGTATTCAACACACCTGGCGCAAACTCAAATGCTGTTAAGGAGCTTGCTATTTGTGCACTTCTTCTTGCTTCAAGAAAGATAACAGAGGCTGCTGCATGGGCTGCATCACTCAAGGGCACTCCTGACGCTCCAAAGACTGTTGAGGGCGGCAAGTCTAAGTTTGCAGGTCCTGAGATACTGGGCAAGACTCTTGGCGTAATCGGTCTTGGTGCTATCGGCGGAAAGATCGCAAACGCAGCTGTTGCGCTTGGCATGGACGTTATCGGCTATGACCCGTTCCTTTCAGTAAACGCAGCTATCCAGCTTGATCCTGCTGTAAAGGTAACTGCTGATATCAACGATATCTACAAGAACAGTGACTATATCACTATCCACGTTCCTTATACACCTGACACAAAGAACACTATCGACGAAGCTCAGATAGCAATGATGAAGGACGGTGTTCGTCTTATCAACCTTGCAAGAGGCGAGCTTATCAACAGTGCGGCTGTTGTAAAGGCTATCAAGGACGGCAAGGTTGCAAAGTATGTAACAGACTTTGCAGATGATGTTGTTCTTGGCGAGGAGAACGTTATCGTTCTTCCACACCTTGGCGCTTCCACACCTGAGTCTGAGGACAACTGTGCAACAATGGCGGCTCACGAGCTTATCGACTATATCGAGAAGGGAACTATCAAAAATTCTGTAAACTTCCCTAATGCAGAGCTTGCTAAAACAGGCGACCACCTTGTTTGCGTGCTTCACAAGAACGTTCCTGCACTTATTGCACAGATCACATCTGTTGTATCTGACAAGGGCGCAAATATCGAGAACCTTGTAAACAAGTCTAAGAAAGACTGGGCTTACACAATGCTCGATGTTACAGGCGACGTTGACGCTGACGCTTTCAAGTCTATCGAGGGCGTTGTTGGCGTAAGAGTTCTTTAATTGTTGATAAAAGAAATTTTATATGCAGCAATGAGGCTGCCCACGGACGAACTGCGTCTTGGGCAGCCTTTTTTGATACAAAAAAGCTATAATTTAAGTGAAAAATGGAGGAATTTAAAATGGACAAACTTATAACAGCAATTTTATTTATCGGAATACCAATGGCACTGACTCAGCTTATTTACAGGATAATTGACCGCAAGGGTAACAAGACCGCAAAGCTTGCTGAGCGTTTTCCTGTGCTTGTGAAAAGAAAGTTTCTTGTGCAGATAGGCGGAGCAATGGCGTTCGTTATCGTGTTCGGGCTTATCTCGCTTCTGCTTGACCTGCCTATCAAGGTGTTTTTCATTGTGTGCGGAGTTGTAGTGGGCGTGATAAACGGCATGGCGGTCACGCTTATGTACAGAGATTAGTCGGTTGCAACGTGGCAACTGGGGCAAAATAAAAAGCTGTCAGAATGATATCTGACAGCTTTTTTTGTATGCTTATTTCTTTCTGAATACCACAAGTTTGCTGATGACATAGTTAAGTATCAGCACAACAACGTTTGCCACTATCTTTGTTACCCAATAGTTGAAGCTGAGAAGTGAGTAGCCGAGCCACATCATGAACATTTCTACGAGAAGAGTGAATATCCTTCCGCCGTAAAATGAAGCCGCTTCTGAGATTATCGCCTTTTTGCCCTCTGCTTCAGACTCGAAAACCCATATCCTGTTGGTTATGTATGCGAATGTTACTGCACATATCCATGATATGACGGTGCTTGTGGTGGAAACTCCGCCCTTGCCTATGCCTGCCTGCTCCAAAAGCACTTTTGAGATGCCTGCGGTCACAAAGCTGACTGCGGTGGTGAGTACGCCGAAAAACAGATACAAAAGCATTTCTTTGTTTTTGACGTAAAAGGGTCTGAACCAGCCGAATATCTTCCAGTCCATTATTTTGTCGAAAATGTCCTTATCTTTCTTTGCCATTTCTGTTATCTCCTTTTGTGCATATGAATATTATGAACACAAAGAATATTATAACTCTTTTACATCGTTTTTTCAACAATACTGTTGCAATTGGTTAAAAAATATGTTATGATAACTATATGTAGTCAGTTTTCATGACTGCCTTTAGTGCTATTTTTATAACTAGGGCAGCAAATTTATATTCTGACCTGAAAGGATAATTTTATTTTATGAAAGTTGTTATCATCGCTGTGCTTCTTATGCTGTCTGCTATTTGTTCTGCAACGGAGACAGCGTTTTCTTCATGCAACAGGATAAGGCTTAAAAAACTTGCAGACGACGGAAACAAGTCTGCAAAGAAGGCAATGAACATATGCGATAATTTTGACAAGGCACTCACTGCTATACTTGTTGGAAACAACGTGGTGAACATTTCTTCATCTTCACTTGCAACGGTGCTTTTTACGGAGAAGTTCGGCAAGGGAAGCGTGGGTCTGGCTACTGTAGTCATGACGGTGCTTGTGCTTATTTTTGGTGAGATCTTGCCTAAGAGCCTTGCAAAGGAAAATTCTGAGCGGTTTTCTATTCTTATGGCGGCTCCGCTTTCCGCATTCATGTTCATCATCACGCCTATAACAGCTATCTTTATGGGCATAAAAAGCGGCGTTTCAAAACTTGTGGGCAACAAGAACAGCGAGCCGTCTGTTACTGAGGAAGAGCTTAAATATATCATAGACGAGATTCAGGACGAGGGCGTACTTGAAGAGCAGGAGTCGGAGCTTGTGCGTTCGGCACTTGATTTTGACGAGATAACCATAAGCGAGATACTTGTGCCGAGAGTAAATATCGAGGGTGTTGAGCTTCATGAGGATATGGAGAGCATAAAAAAACGCTTTGTGCAGACAAAGTTTTCAAGGCTCCCCGTGTATGACAAGGACTTAGACCACATTGTGGGACTTATCCACCAGTCTGACTTTTTTGAAATGTATCTCAAGGGCAAGACGGACATAAGCCTTATAATGAACAAGCCACTTTACATAACCGAAAACCGCAAGATCTCTGAGATCCTGAAGCAGATGCAGCGCAAAAAGGTGCATATGGCGGTGGTGCTCGACCAATATGGCGGTACGGAGGGTATTTGTACCCTTGAGGATATCATAGAGGAGCTTGTGGGCGAGATCTATGATGAAAGCGACGAGGAGGATACCTCTCTTGTGAAAATAAGCGACGGTGTTTACGAAGCGTCGGCGGAGCTTTCGGTATCGGATTTTCTTGACAGGACAGGACTGCCGGAGGACACTATCGAAACCGAAAGGACATCTCTCGGTGGCTGGATAATGGATATGCTTGACAGACTTCCTGAGCAGAATGAAGTTATAAGCTGTCCGCCTTTTGAGATGACAGTGAAAATGGAGGACGAGCAGAAAATAGACAGGATACGCTTCAAGATATCCGAAGAGGAGCTTGAAAGCAAGAAGGCGGAGGAAGAAAATGCCTAAGCAGATAAAGAAAGAGCAGATAAAAAAGTCAGAGCTTTTATACAGAAAATGGTCTGTTGCAGGGCTTGCGGCAGCGGCTGTGTTCATGGGGTGTATGGCTGGGCTTATGAGCATGATAGTGAAAACCGAGGGGGCAAAGGTGCCAACGATAGTGCTTTTTGCGGCGTTCATTATCTACACGGCAGTGTCGGTGGTATGTGCGGTGCTTGGAGTGAAAAGCTATGTAAAGGACGACTGCGGAGTGTGCCTTTTTCAGGGTATAGTGCATATTTACAGCGTTATAGCCTGCGTAATGAATGTGAGAATGGCGTTTATAATACTGTTCTCAGCGTTAGGCTCGCAATCGGGGGTAGATACCCTTATAGGAAGCCAATCGCAGAACGAATTTATACAAAGTCAGTATGCAAGCTGGATATGTCTAGCCATTGCTACTCTGTTCTCGGTGATACTTGGTATTTTGGCGGTAGTATGGCTTGTGAAAAATAAAAAGAACTGATAAATCGGCNCTTGGGTCGCCCGTTATTTTGTATGTTTCACAGCATACAGATCTTAGAAAATCATAGAGTAAGGAAGAAGAAAAATAATGTTTTTGCTTATACTTGTAGTTGTATGCTACACGATATGTTCACTTAGTGACAAGTACGCTGTTTCAACGGCAAAATTCAACGGCGATGAGCTTGGATTCTTAATGGCGGCGGCAACGGCTGTTTTCATGGCTTGCTGTCTGCCTTTCCTCGACAGGACTATTACGCTTAGCTGGCAGTCATTTGCGGCGATAGGTCTGCTGTGCTTGTCGAAGATCCTTGAATTTAAGCTTTCGGCTATTATCCTTGATGAAATATCAGCCTTTGAGCTTAAGGCTTGGCTTGGTATCACCCTTTTCATGTCCTATGCAACGGATATTTTCCTTGGTGAAAAGCCGAGCATTTTCAAGTTCCTTTTTATCGTGCTTACTGTTGCAGGACTTGTTTTTATCGCAAAATCAGGCAGAACGGACAGCGGAAATATAAATTACCGCAGGATAGTTGTTCCTTTGGTGTTCTATCTTTTGGCAAGATACGGCTACGGCATAGTTGTAAGAGCGTCGGAGAATTACATATCCTCGACCATGGCGCTGTTCTTTGCGCTTATACTTATGGCTATCATACTTCTGCCAAGGGCGAAGCCTTTGGAGATATTCAAGAAAAATCAAAAGGGCGCATGGGTGGTTGTGCTTACAAAGATACCGAATGTGGCAGGTCTGCTTGCGGAGAACGCTGTTATTGCGGTGAGCCTTGCGAGTGCGTCATTTATCCAGCCTATGATACTGTGTTCGCTGTTTGTTATAGCGCTCATAAGAAAAGAGCCTATCACAAAGCTGAGATTTATCGGCAGCGTTATTTGTATGGTGGGCATAATAGGATTTCAGATATGTTAA